GTACTGAAGGCATTGCTTCTCCTAGCAGGGCGGGTTATCAGCCCGCCCTGATCAGGTTACTGGTACAGCCAGGCGATCGGCCCCACGTCAGCGGTGAAGGTCGTCGGAGGCGTGAATGATGCCGGGACCGTGCCAAAGGTGCCTGCGGCGCTCTGCGTCATCGTGTTGCTGCCGTTCGCCGCAGCCTGCCGCCGAGTCGTCGCCGTCGTTCCGTTGCACTGTACCGCAACGAAATACCGGCCAGGCTGCAGGATCGGAGACTGCAGCAATGCGATGTTCTGCATGGCATTGGCACCTGCTGACAAAGTGCCGGCCACGGCGCTGTTGGTGATCAACGTTCCGGTGGTGTCGTACAAAGCCACAATCAGATTGTCGGTGCCAACGGTCGCGCCGTTGAGAACGCCGATACCAGTCCATTGCGCGACGTGCGGAACGAAGATTTCCGACCGGTACCACGTGCCGGCGACGTGCACCGCCGACGTGCCGAGCGAGGCGAAAGCCAGAATCGGGACATTCGGTAGGATACGCGGCCCTTGCACGGTAGTCGGCGCAGAACTGCCGCCTGTTGCGACCTCGCCGACGTTGCCGCCGAAGGTGCCGCGCGCGGACAGCCCGGCCGCTCGCGAGGGGAACGTTTGGGCGGGCTGCCCGGTTGCGGCAACGGCGTAGCCCTGAGCGATCAGGGCGGCTTCTGTGTCGTCAGGGCCAATGAAGACGGCGCCGGAGGCGAACGTGGCGTAGGGGCGAATGAGAGTAACAGCCATGTCGTTCTCCTTAGACCGAGTAGTACTTGACGGACAGTTCAGGGTACGTCGCCGCCCACCCGTAGAGCACGTCAAGCCTCATGATCGAGTTGTCGTTCACGCCATCGTAGAACTCCGTGACCTTGATCGTGAAGCCGTTGTAGGTCTCCTGCGCCACGTCGATGACGCCCTTTCCGCCAGGCGGCGCCCACATCGGCACCATCGCCAGCGTGAAGGCGTCGCGGTGATAGGCCACGTTGCACTGGTAGGCCGTGCTGGCGGCGCCGACGATCAGGAACGGCGCGCCGGTCGTCGGGCTGGCCGTGACGTTCTGGAACGGACCGGACGTGACTAGAGCAGGCGAAGTCGGGAGAGAAGTAGCTCCGGCCGCGAGGTCTGCGGTGATGACGAATTGGGCGAGGACACCTGTGCTCTGCCGCGACTGCGGATTCACGGCGAAGCAACCCGGGAAGGTAACGATCGTTCCGCGAGTGATCGTGCCTCCAAGGCCGACGACGGTGATCGCCGATCCGGTCTGGTTGGCTCCGTTGATGTTGGTTCCGGCGACGTTCTGCGTGCCGTTGGTGTGCGTATCGACGTTCTGATCCATGCCATACGAGAGGCCGAGAGAATCGACCATCAGGCCGCTTCCAAACTGCTTGCTGACGGGCCCCTGCGCGTTGAACAGGCCCGAGAAGCCGGCGACAGTAGCAGCGTTGAGGCCAGGGCCCATCACGAATGCACGGCGCTTGTCGCGCGCGGCGCCCATCTCGTCCAGGCGGCGGTTGCAGGCGGTCACAGCGTTCACGGCATCAATCTGCGTCGTCGGCAGAGCGCCGGTCGGGTTCAGAGCGTTGAAGGTCGAGAAATGGGCCAGAGCAAGCCCCTGCCGGTCAATCTCGTTGGCGATCGGAGCGATTGCCGCCGTCAGTTTGTCCTCGAGCTTCGTCAGTGACAGCGTGCGCTCGACGCTGGTGAAGTTCAGGTCCGTGCCGCCCTGGCTAAGAACGAGCGGGACGGTGGTTTCCGTCGTCGCCTGCGGCGCGGCAACGCGGCCGGTGCGGTAGGTGTATCGCGGCGGGCGCTTGATGTTGATCGTATTGCCCGGCGCATAGCCGCGGCCCATGTTCCCACTGAATTCCGCCTCGAAGTCGCGATTGACCATCGAGCTGAAAGTCAGTTGGTTCTCCAGAACCGCGAGGGATTCCTTCGCGACGATGGAGCAGGTGATAAGCGAGTTTGCCATTGTGGCTGTGCCTCATGAATGGATTATCGACGCGCCCAACGTGCGCCTTGTTTGGCCCGCATCGCCCGGTATGCCTCGTGGTCCATCTGCGCCAGGTCGGATGATTGAGTCCGCGGCGAACGAGTGATACTGGCTGGTGCTGGAGCGTCTACAACGTGCTTCACGGAGGGCTTTTCAAGCGCCGCCTCCAGGCGTCCGATTTCACGGGCAGCAGCAGTCGGAGACAAGGCATTAAGCCTTTCAACGACCGTAGGATTCTTGGCCAGATAATACGCTACTTCTGGCCCTTTGTCCGATGTGAGCAGAATATCAGAAACTGCCGGAGTGATGGTGACATCTGCAGAACCGACGACCGCGTCATAATCGGAAAACACGCTGCGAGCGGCATTCTGCCGTTCTGTCCATGCCTTCGCGACTTCGCGTGCTTCTGCAGCCTTCTTCGCCTGCTCAGACGATTGCTGCCGGCGCTCGAGCGCTTCCGACACCTTCTGCTCTGCCTTCCACTCGGCAAGCGCCTCGACATATGTGTCGTAGTCAGAGAAATCTGCCGCTGACGGCTTCTTCTCCGCTTCCTGTTGCGGCGCCTTTGCCGGTTGTTCGTTGGCCCTGGCTTCAGCCAAGCCACGCCAGTATGCAGCCTCGCGCTCGGCATCGTGCCGTTGGCGAGTCAGCTCATTGATGCGCCCTTGAGCGGATCGCCGCTCTTTGGCTTGTGGCGTTTCGGCCTGCTGCGACTCTTCGCCGCTCTGTTCCGTTTCTGCCGACTGATCGGCGACCTGTTCTGCAACTGGCGGTGATTCATCGACTACTTCTGCTGCGACTTCTTCGCTCATGGGTTACTCCAGAGTGCCATTCAGCGCGTTATCGACAGGCTGGCCAACCTGCCGCGCGGTATCGTCCTTGCTGATTGCCTGCTGCGCCTCTGCAGCGAGCATCGGAGCGCGAATTGCCTGTAGTTGCGAAGAAATCCAACCCTTCACTTCTTCGACATCAAGCCTATTCTCGGCGCGGATGCGTTCTTTCTCGATCTCAAGCGCCGCATTCGATTGCGACTTTTCGAGTTCTGCAAGCGCCTGCTGCAATGCCTGCTGCAGCTCCTCGATTTTGTCGCCAGCCTGCTGAATGAGCTGCTTCGTCTGGTCTGGCAGTTCGGCTTCTCCGCTGTCGTCGTCGGCAACCAGGGCAGCCGGCATCGTACGTTTGATTCGACCAGCAATCTGCTCTGCATCAGGCCAGTCCATCGCCTCGATAACCTTGTCTCCGGCTACATCCATCAGTTTCGGCCACGACTGCCCGACCTCGATCATTGCGTCGAGCGATTCCTCGCGCAGCGTCGAGTACGACGGGCCAGCCTTCACGATGACATCGTATTTGCCGACAGTGACATCGTTGATAATTTTCTCGGCGACGGAGATTTCGCCTGTTTCCTGCTCAACCAGTTCGCGCTGCGGCTGGTTGATCTTCTCGAATCCTGGCGTTTCGTCCTTGCCGATCGTGCGCACCATGCGCGGGCCTGAATACACACGACGAATTCCTGAAATCAGCACCCGGCCAGCATGGATCAGCGTCTTGTTCAGGTTGTCCGTGTAGTGGAAGTTTGACAGGTCGCCTTGGCGCTTGCGTGATTGGATCGCCTTGCCGCTTGTCTCATTGCCGCGAGCGCCGAGCGAAGCATCATAGACACCAGTCGTCTGTTTGATCTCGTCCGACGCATGCATGGCCATAGCCAGTACGCCGGCCGGGACATCTGCCATTGGCTCCCGAGACGGCTTTGGCGCGAGCGTGCCGTTGACGGTCTTCGGCTTGTATTCTAGATACGAGAACGTCCGCACGTTCGCCTGGCGCCATTCTTCCTCGTGTCCAGCGAACGCACCCTCAGCGCCGATGTACGGTGTTTTCGGGCGCATGCTGACCTCTTCAGTGGCGCTAGTCATCCAATAGTCGTACATCAGCGACGAATCCTTTGCGTCGCGCACGATGCCGGAGTAAGTCACGTCGCCGTCGATGTCCAGTTCGTTCCCGATGACTTGGAAGACTGGGATCCAGTCGAATGGCAGCGTCGTTTCTTCCAGCACTTCCGACAGTTTCTGCTGCCGCGTGCGCGTGCGAGACACGCCGGAATCAACGTAGCCTTGCCCTGCCAGCTTGTACCACCTGATCTCCTTGCGTGCCGTCTTGCGAGACTTCTGGACAGTGACGCCCAGCGGCATCTCGATCAGATCAGACCGCATTCCGGTCTCGCCATTCGACAGCAGCAGCAGCTCGTCTGGCGTTTCATGGACGCAGTAGTATTCAGTGATCAGCAGATCCTTGTCGTCGTCTCCATCCGCAGTCGCATAGCTCGATTCTGGATATTGCGCAGCGATCGATGACGCGGACTCTGTTGAATCCACGAAACAGAATTGCGCGTCCGATCCTGCAGGGCATTTCGCCGACGGGTCGATATGGACCGAGCATGCGTTCCGAATGCGGTCGAACTTGATGACCTGATCGAACGACTCCGGAGCCTCGTAATCGGTGATCAGCCGGAAGAATCCGCGTCCGGCAGCCGTTGCTAGATGGACAGCAGTGTCGTAGCACGTTGCTGCGTCGCTGTCGTACTCGATATGGCGAATCATACCTTCAAGGATGGTAGCCACGTCGCGATCTGCGTCATCATCGACCGGATGCACGTGAATGGATGGTCGGTTCTGCCGTTGATCGTTGGTGATCTGGCGCACGAACGCCGGAAGCTTGTTGATCGTCAGGCACGGTCGCCGTTCTGCCTTGCGCAGCTTCTTTGCGTCCTCCGGCCAGTGCTCTCCATTCAAGAACTTGAGGTCGGCGCGGACATTGGAGAAGTTCTCGTTGTCGGCTGAGACGCAAGCGTCGTAGCGCTTGTTAGCCTGTTCGAGAATGTCTGATTTTTCCTTCTTCATTCCGCCGCCTTCTCTGGTAGTCGCACCATTATTGCTGGGGTCGTGTCCGTTGCCTGTTGCAAAATGCCGAATCCGAATGAAGAATACCACTCCTGCAACTGGTTTGCATCGAGCTGCGAATCGTCGCTAGGGACTACCGACAGCATGACGGCCTGGCCGATGTTGTCTGCGTGCATACAAACCGATCGCATCATTCTTGACGCGATGCCTTCTCGGCGCCGGGAAGCATCGCATTGCACGTTGCTTACCTCAAGAACCTTGTCTCGCATCGACACCGGCAGAGCGTCACTGCGGCCAATGAGGCAGCTTGCGGCGCCGTGTCTGTACGTTACCCCATCCATCCGCCATATCCCATCATTTGCTGATCATCGTCGTCTCGCTTGTCCGACGGTTTGATTGCGGCAATGTCCCTACCGGTGCGCACGAGGTATCGCGACGCATCCATCAGGTGATCGTTCTTCTTCACCACTCGTCCTTTGTCGTCGCGCCGATAGATGCGGTACTCGTTGATCCAGTCCTGGCAGCTTGCAAAGACCTTGAGACGGCCGGCAGACAAGAGCGACCATACATCATAGATGCCAGCCTCGACGGCATTATCAGCCAGCTCGAGTAGCAGGCCGTGCTCACGGTACATCTCGAGCAACTGCATACCGTCAGCCTGAGTGCGACCGCGGCTTGCCGGGTCTATTGCTCCTGGTATCCAGTCACCGCGGCGCTTGATCGATTCAGCATGCACGACAGGCTCAGCCTCGCCGCGGTAATGCTGCGAGTACAGATACGTCGTCTGCGTTGATTGGTCGATTGCGCCCCATATCGCCGCCGTCCGATTCCAGCCGACGTCCATACCGTAAGCGCGTGGGAAGTGCTCAGGCAGGGCGAAATCCGGGACGATGATGTCAGACTCAGGCACAGGGTAGATTGCCCCGCTACCGAGCGCCGGAATGCCCTTGGTGCGCGCGTCACGCTGGAATGGCATGTAACTGGCGAACAGCATCTCTTTGACGCGCTCATCCAGGTGTGGGACATCATCCCAGGTTGCCATGATGACGAAGCGCGATGACGCCTCGTCGGTGCAGTCGCGAATATCGCCGCCAGGCAAAAATGACATCACCACGTCGCTGAGTCCCGACAGTGGGGTGAAGGTCAGGATCATCAGGCCTTTGGTCGTCGCAGTCCGAGTCAGGCACTCCTCATACACATCAGCGGGCGGCTCCTCGTCGAGCCAGATAAAGTCCTGCTCTGTTCCTTGGAACGATAAACGGCCTTGATCGTATGACTTGAAGCCGAGCCGAGAGACTCCGCCAGACTTGTGCTGCACAAAGACAGCCTCGACGCCATCAGGAACGCCAGGCTGCGGCACGATCCGCAGCAGGCTGTCGACTGGTATCAGGCCAGTGCCGCGCATATCCTTTGGCCCGAGCAGTTTTTCTGTCAGGATGTCGCGCACGGTCTGGCGCGTGTCGCCGGCTGCCCATCCCTTCGTTGGCTTCGCGAACTTGCGCCCTTTCCACCACTTAGGATAGATGCCGGTCAGGTGCAGCGCGACCTCGTATGCGCCGACACCCTCAGTTTTTCCAACACGGTTCGCGGCCATGAACATACGCTGCTGGTACCGCGCTCCGGCCGCGAAGAAGGCCATGTGCTTCTGGTACAGCTCACGCCGCAGCGGGCCTTCGTCTGGATAGTACGTTAGCCACTTGCGGCCGAGGACACGGCGCTCGCGCTCGATCAGTAGGCTCAGCAGCTCCTCGCGGTGCGCGCGAGGCATAGTAGATAGTGCAGATGCGTCGATCACTCGCCAGGCGGGACAGCAAGCCGAGCAATCCGGCTGTTAAGGTCTTCGTCGGCCATGTCGCTGATCTGCATCTTGCCGGTCAAGTCCTGTTTGAGACGGTCGGCGTATTTCTCAGGCAGTGCACCTTTGAGCATGAAGATCAACAGAGTGTCCGAGTACTTGCGCTCGACTCCGACGACCTTACCAGCCTGGTAGATCGTGACGTCGTATCCCATCTGCCCGCGCCGGATCGCCTCGTCCTCGAGCACTTCGGCGCCGCGAGTGAGCGCACGCTTCCAGTCGGCGGCGAACTGCGGGTCTTCCTCGCGCCATATGTACATCGTCTGGCGCGACAGACCGACGTGCTCGCACGACTGGCCTACGTGGCAAGTGTCCGCCAGGCAGCCCAAGAACTTCTCCTTGAGCGCCGCCTTTTCAGCTATCAATCGCTTGTCAGCCATAGCCCAATGCTATCACAAACACCATTGCGATAGCGTCTGAAGTTTTTTCAGAAAGTTGTTGACTTCCCTTTGATTGCGCACTACAATAACAACAGCAACTCAACAAACACCCAGGGAGAAATCAAATGCAAACCATCGTCACCTTCGATTACGAAGACTTCAATACGACGACGCGGCGCAACCACGACACGCGCAAGCACGGAACAGCAACTGTTCACAAAGACCCAGATGGAGGCGTCTACCTTTTCGGAGACCTTGGCTGCAGCAAAACCAAGGAAGACGTGCGCAACGCTCTCATTGACTTGCTCGGCGGGCGTCGCCTGCTTTGGCATAGCGTGAATGGATAGCCCGCAGAGCACCAGCGGCGGCCCCGGAATGGACCAACCAACCAAACAGGAGAACGAGATGAGCAACTACCAACCACGCATCACCAAGAACGCAGACGGAAGCTTTTACGCTTTAGTCGTTCGCATCGACCGCAACGGCGAAGAAAACGTGATTCACGGATACAAGGGTCGCCACTTTTCAACCATCAAGGCGGCGCAAAAATCAACTGCAGCTTACATTGCAAAGGTTGCGTCATGAACACTGAAACAAAGACAGATCAAACAACCCAGCCAGAAGTCCAACTGGCCATCGGTCGCCTGTTCCTGATGTTGTCTCGTCCTGAACAACCTGGCGACATCGAGACCTTCAACAAGATCCGAGCCATCGTCCTCGACAGCGCGGACTGCCGTCCAGACCACCGTCCGAACTACGCGGCGCAAAGGATGACAGGCGCACAAGGGGATTTTGCATGACCCAAACCAAACGCGGCGGCGCCGGCCGCGGCCAGGGCCGCAAGCCAATCCAGCAAGGCGAGGATACCGTGACCGTATCCCTGCGAATGACCACCGGCCAGCGTGCGAAGCTGGCAACCCTTGGCGGCGCCACATGGGTCCGCCAGCAAATCGAGGAGAACGGTAATGATCAAAAATAGCAAACAGCAATGGCAGGTCGGCGAAGTCGTCAGCGTCGGATTCCTGAAGCTGCGCGTTACGGCGAAAGAGCCGACTCCAGGCGACTACATGCCAGACGCCTACATCCTTTGCGGACTCGGCGCCAATGCAGACAGGAAATACAGGTTCGTCCCGCACAACGGGCTTGAGAGAATCTGAACCCCACCAAGCCGCCTCCTGGCGGCTTTTTTATTCCCCGAGCGACGCCAGATACAGAACCGTCGCGCCGAAAGCAATCCCGATTCCAAGATCGAGGATTTCAATCGGACCCAGCACGTGATTCTCTACGGATCGCGTTGACGTCGTTAACCAGTCCGCGCGCAGCATTATCTCCGCGCCTTGATTTGACATCTTCATAGTACTTCAGCCGTTTTTCTCTCTCCCATGCCGCGACTGCTTGAGCCTCGCACCTGGCGCGGTGTGCCTCGCTCCATGTGCAGTCTTGTTTATTGCAAGGCGATCTACCGCACATCACTTAAACACCAATCCCAAACCAACCTGCACTGCTTGCCGGCCCCAAAAAGTGACAGACTGCTGGTTCTCGATGCGCTGCCGCAGCACAGAAGCCCTCACGTCCTTGCTGGGCGGTGTGTAAGTGCCGCGCCACCTGGAGTCAATCCCGATGTTCTGCGCAATGTTAGTGCTGTCCGCACTCGCGAACGGCAGCCTAGTGAACACGTCAGGGTTGAGCATGCGCAGCCCGTGAAGCTTGGCAAGCGGGCTTCCTTGTTTGTCGCAAACCGCGCTCATCGCCTCCGCCATTCTTCCCCACCACCGATCGCCACCGATTGTGGCGTACTCTCCGCTGCTTCCGATACAGACGCGCGGCCACTCCATCGCCAAACGCCTAAGCCTGTCAGTGGATTCGTGCAGGTGCCAGACTGGCGCGCCAATTCCGATGCTTTTCCCTCGCCAAGGCCATTCCGCAACAAGCCTGTCATTCTGATCTTCGTCTCCGTCGATAACATCTGGGATCACCGCAAAGTCAAAAGACGGATAGCGCTGCAACTCCGCAACCCATGCGTAATATCGACGCCAGTCCGTCACTGGTTCGCCGCTCTTCCAAGCACTGAAAGCTCCGTTGTCCACAGCGAAGCTTTGGCAGACATCGATCGCCATCCCCAACTGATCTGGCCGAGCAAACGACACGAACGCATGCCCACATCCGACAGCCGCGAGCGCAGCAGTGTTTGGTGTGATAGGAAGCCCGTGGTAGTGAATCATTACTTCTTCATCTCAAGGTGATTTTCCGCACATTTACCAAACCTACACAATCGACGTATGAGCAACGATCACCGCTACGGCTATGCCTACCTAGCCACCTCCTGCCGATCGCCGCGCCTTGGTGCCATAGCGCGCGCCCTGCAGGCATTCTTGCTCTGCTGCCGACGGCGAATTGCTCAAAACGTCCTGCAAAGCTAGTTTTTCGGCCTCAGCGCGCGTCAGTCCGCCGTCGAACTCCATGATCGCCGAGCGCTCCTCGTAGTGCTCGCGCAGGTCGGCGTTTAGGTCGGACAAACAGAAACCCATCGCAACCCATCCCATTTCATCAGCAGCTTTCCGTTTTCATCGCAGACCCCATCGGCGATGTGTTTCTGAAGAATCTCCAGCAAATCCGTGTTGCCTGCCGATCCTCTGCGCACGAAGTCGAGAGCCGTTTGCGACCGCGGCCTTTTGGCCCAAAGAAGCGGGTCGAGGTCCACGCAAATCGAATCAAGCGCCATCTACGGAATCTCTCTTTCGTTTAGCGTAATCGTCTGCTTCGCCCTTCAGCCTCCGCAGCATGTCCTTGATGGTTTCCTTGCCAACCTCAGCCGAATGCGTGTTCCCGGGAGCAGGAAGCGCCGGACGCCTCTCCGGTATCTCCGGCCACCGGCCCATCGCGAGTTGGTCGCCAAAAGCCCTGTTCCACTCCGGTTGCAGTTCGCGCAGCGTCTTGCGCGAAAGGTCATAGCCCCCGATCTTCACGGCAGCCCAATAAATCGCCGGGTGGCTCCATCGGTCTGTTCCGGACTCCCTTCTTCCCATCTGCTCAACCGCCTCCATCAGCGCCACCTGATAATCGCTAGACGGCCGGCAATCCTTGAAGAACTCGGCGAACGACGGCGGCCATTCCCTTCTCCTGCACGCCTTGAGCCCTGCTCGGACCTCGTCCGCTGTGACGCACTCGTCGGAGAAACCCTCTGACCATGATATTCGCCAGTTTGCAATGGCCACGTCGTTTGCAAAGGCCGCCCGCCACTTGTGCGGATACAGGCCATCGAGCCGATTGAAGAGATGGTCGATCAAAGCCAGGCCATCGAGCGCTTGGCGCGGCTCAAGCCAGTCGTTCAGCGGTGATGTCGATGATGTTTGCAGTTTCACTCTGCCGGATCCGGTTGCGGTTGACGTGGGCGACGGGGTCGAACTTTGCAGCTTTTGCCGGGCCATCCCTCGGCTTCTGCTCGACCCAATCCGCCTTGAACCCAGCCCACCCCCGAGCACAACAGGTTGTCAGCGCCACCCCGACCGGAATGCCGGCCTTTGCGGCCTCTGCAACGACAGCCCGAAGTGCTGTGCGCGTCGATGCCGCCTTCTTCGCTTTGCGTAGTTCGAGGTAATCGGCCGCGGTTTGCTGGTCTGCCCCTTGCTCGACGAGAAATCTCGTCGCGTCGAAACGATCAGCGGCGACAGCCGCTGCCGCCGAATCGGGTCGCGCCTGTACATCCGGGATAGCCAAAGGTGTTGGTGTTGTAGACGGTAACGGTAATGGAGACGGAGACGGAGACGGTGCACAGCGCGCAGCAGGATCTAGCATGCTAGTTTCTGCTACGCGCATGCTAGTAGCAGGCTGCTGCACTGCTGCGGACTTGCCAGAAAGCTTGGCGGCATACTCAGGCATCATGCGTGACGCCTCTTCTCGGCCGTGATGCTTGATCATGGCCAGCCACTTGGCTTTGTCCGATCGCGCATCCGATCCGGCCGCCCACGGGTTGTGATCCTGCCAGTCGTGCATCCGGTATGCGCCATCGACGCCTTCCAAAAACCCGACAGCTAGCAGCGCTTCGACAAATACCCCATCGGCTCCTGGCCAGTCGACGCAAAGCTCCACGTCTTCCGCTGTAAGCCCAGACAGGTTGCCATCAGGCCGGTTGCCTGCAACCCATGCGAACAGACAAACGAGGCGCCACGCGCCTTCAGTCCCTGTTCGCCGGATGAGCTTCTTCGTCTTTGGGTGCGTCGGCAGTCCGACGTTGATTCGAACATCGGCGGTCATATCCTACCCTCCACAATCGCAACCGCCTCTTCGACCGAACACGCGACGCCTGCGATGCCGCCGGCAGCAGCCACCTGGTCGAGATACGCGCGCTGTTCGTCGGTGACGGTATTCCGTGTCGACGGGCGCTTTACCTCAATCGCAATTACCCTGCCATCTGTCATGAAACCGTCCAGATCGACGCGGCCACGAAGACACGACCGCATGAATCTGGAAGGCTTCCCGTCTCGTCCGATCAACCGGCCGGCCATGACGTTGATGCGCTCGATACGAGCGACTCGAGGATGCATAGAGAGGGCTGTCAGAATCGCCCGCTGAATGTCGATCTCGCGAACGACGGGACGCTTCGCCGTACCGGGCCTGCGGCGCTTTGGCTGCGCCGGAAGCTCATCTGCGGCAACCAGAGGCGGCTGTACTGCGCTCGTTGCCATGTAATCTGTCCAGCCCTTGCGGCTTCCGCTCATACTCCTGCTCCCGGTGATTTCTCGTCCAGGTACGTTACGCCTTCAGGATGAACCAGAAGAACATCCTTGGCAGAAAAGCCGTCAAGTCGCACGCGAAGCCGGAGGTTCGCGTCGGCTCCGACGATCGTCCCGGCGCGCTCACGGCCCCCGTATTGCACGAGCACCATGCCGTTGCGAAACGCTGGCACTTTATACTGCTTCCTGATCAGATCTAGCTTGGTCATCTCGCCTCCACGCACCCAGGGCAAATCCATCCTTGCCCGCTTGCATGTTTCTTGCGCCCGCCAGTCTTCCGCATCTCTGCTCCGCATCTCCGGCACTTGTAACCGTATGTCATTAGGCCTAGCGCTCTTCCTTGGTCGGCATCGGTGCGCGCTCGGAATTCTAGAAGCGCTCTAGGATGGGCGTTGAACAGACTCACGAGAACTCACAATCTATGCAATCCCACGTGCCTTCGCCGTGCTTAACGCACCCATTCCCGATGGCGTGCCTGAGCAGGCCGTTCGGCCCGCGTTGGCTGTGGTTCCTCTGATGGAAGTTTTGCTCGGTAACATAACCGTCCAGTTGCGCCCATCGGCCGTTTTGATCGAAAGTTCGCGTCCAGCTTCTTCCGGTAATGATGTACTCCATCATGTCGGCACTGACATGGCCTCCGTACTCGTCTTCAATCCATGCCCCAGGCTGAGACCACAACACTCGCCAGTCTTCCAGGTCGTTGATCCCTTCTTCAGGAATCACGTGCAGGGCGAAACACCATCCCGCGCTGCTTTTGCCGATGTGCATGGGAGGGGATGGTCGCCCGCAGCACTCGCACGGTGGTCTTGTGTGCAAGTAATAGTTCGTCCCCATCAGCAGTCAACCTTTGTCTCGCGAGCAACAGATATCGCGTCACGGCGCGCCATCTCAGCAAACTCTGCGACAGGGAGGCGGCACCAATCAAAAAACTTGCTGCCGTGATAGACGACGTAACGAACCTCCCCGTCTTCGATTGACTGGACCTCAGCGCGCGCCCCGAATCCGCTTCCAAGCACATCTCCGGATTGAGGAATGTAGTCCGCCAGCAGCGGTTTGATTATCTGGCTGTCTGTCATGCGCATTGTTTGGCTTTCAGTTCGCGCGCGATGCCGCTAGCAGATTGTTCCTGTGTTTCTTCACGCGCAGCCATCATCGCGTCGGCGATGATGTAGGCTTCCTTGGCGACGAAGTATGCTTCATCCGCCTGATACGCTAGCAGCCCTTGCATAGCCTGTCCGGCGAAATAATCCCTCAGTCCGACATTCATTGTTCTTCCTCCACAGATCTAGATGTTGTCTGTCCAAGAGCGCAAGAGATGGCATCCTGCATCTGATCATAAATGGCCTTGCTCTCGGCCGGAGATTCCGGGACGCCAGATTCCAACCAGCGATCGATGTTGGAAACGGCGCGACGCAAAGCGGCAAGCATGGCTGGAGCTGCAGCCATCATGTGGGCGTCGCCGGCAGCGCATTCGTCGACATACCCCAGACAAACGATGCGCACTTGATCAGTCTCGATTGAGTATCCGCCAGAGTCTCTGGTGACGAACCACTGCCCTGGAGTTGTTGGCATTGGCACTTCATTTGATCCAGATGCATTCTCAGAAATCACAACCACCCTCCATCACGAAGTGCTTTTTCAAGAGCCACATCCTCATCCGACACCCCAGACCACTCCGGATTAAGCACGCAGAGCCGAGCAGCCCGAATCACAGGCCCGGCCCTGCGCAGATAGCTAGCCGCAGCGTTCATCATCCCCGCTGCCTGCGACACGTTGTCTGCCTGTGCGTCTAACTGAGCGGAGAAAGATGCTGGAGTGATGTTCATTGATTCCGCCTGCCTGCCAGAATTTTCAGCAAATAGGCGCACCAATCGCACTCCATCTGCTGCGTGGCGGTGAGGAGTGAATACTGGCGGCGGAAGCGGCGAACCCGGCGTTTCATACCCATACCCTCGCCTCAGGCGCGCCGTGCACGCGTGAGTTCTCCCGGGCGCATTCTGGGCAAATCCGATTCCTCGTCCTTGACCAAGAGCTGAATTTCTCCCTGCAGCGTAGGCACGGGATGAAGCCAGGCACATCGGTTGAATGACGCGTTGATCTGTCTTTTCCAGCAGCCTTTGGAACGACCGCTTCTCCCAGCGCGCCTCGCAACCGGATCAGACGCTCCGAGACGTACTTCCGAGTGCAGTCAAGTTCCTCAGCTATGTCACGCATCAGCATTCCGCGCTTGCGCAGTTCCAGCATCTTCCTGTCGCGCTCGCACATCTCTGCTTCAGAGGTTGGAAGCTCGCCCATTGATCGAGCCTTCGACGCTATGATGCGCGCAGCTTCCGCATCATCCACCGTGTCCGGCAGCAGCTTGATACGCCGCCAGCGTGTGGCAATCATCCGGTCTGAGTAGCCAAGCTCCAGGCCGATCTGGACGTGCGACATTCCCCGTGCGCGCATGCCAACGATATTCTGATCAAACTCGTTCAGACGGTCCTTCGATACCGATATCGGGATCGACTTGCGCTTGTCTCCGAGCGGGGCTGTCATCGCCTACCTACCGTGCCCGAGATAGATCGGAGCGTCGAGCATGTGGCGCAGCTCAGAGAGATAGCCGCCAAGCGCCGCGTTCACGATGCGCACAGGCAGGCACACCCACGCCTTGACACGATTGCGCCGAACGCAAACCACGAACTCCGGTGTTTGACTCAAGTAGCGAGCGCTCATGGCTCGTATCCTTCCGGCGCACTGTGCTCCGCACCGCAGACCGTGCAGCGGACGCGCTGCACTTTGCCTGATTTGCTGTCCTTCGACTTGTTCATCGGCGTGCAAGCGCGCATACCCTTGCCGTACCGGTTGTCCTGAAAAGCGTTCTTGCAGTTGCACTTGACTTCTTGGCTCATGCCGTCACCTCGCCGAGCAGTTCATCCTGATCGCCGCCGGTGTAGCAGACCGCGCCGCGCAGAATGGTCAAAACCACCTCAACATGCGCCAGAGCCTCGCGCAGCTGAACGTTCTCGGCATCGCTGCGGATGATCGTAGAACGCAGGATCTCGTTCTCGTCACGCAGCAGCGCAATCTCATCGTCGCGCACGTCACTTGTCGGCAGTGCGGCGACATCAGCCGTTGCAACGCCCCAGTACCCGTCGATCAGTTCTCCGAGCTTCTCATAGTCAACCGCCATCTGTAGTTCCTCCACGATCGTTTCAATCATCCCGGCAGCCGTGTCGGCAGCCGTCCCTTGCCGGTGAAGCTTGGCCTTGTGCAGTGCGTTGCCAAACGCATGCAGCTCTACCTCCAGGTCTTCACCGCGCCTCACCAGGGCCACCAAATCCGGCCCTTCTGCCACATTCAGAGCAGCAGCAGACTCAGCTGCTGTCCTGATCTTGTTCTTCTTCATCTTGCTACGCTCCTCGCAATATCCAGCAGAACGTCTCGGAACGGAAGCGGTGTAGCGTTCTTGATCGATGTCTTATTCTTTCCGCCGACCATCGCGACAACTCCGATCCGCCTCGCCTTCTCGTACCCGTAGCGTTCCACCATCCAATCCGGCAAGCGTTGTTCACCCTTGGTCCAGTTCAGCTCCGGGAGGTCGCAGTTTGAAACTGCGAGCCATGTAGGTTTCCGGCTTTCGTGCCCGTAGTGGCCTTGCTCAACGTAGCAGACCCACACGCCGTTGAAAATGTCGCGCTGCCATCCTGCCCCCATTTTTGGCCGAAGCAACCCGAATACCTCGAAAGCGCGGCTGTGCGCCGGGTGCTCCAAGACCCCGCCAAAGCGTTGGACTGCGCCAAGAGCTGCGGCGAAACACCCCCCATCGTCCCCGAGTTTAAATTGGTGTGGTTTCCTCGGGCTCCCGTGCCAGAACCTACCCCA